GATTGTATTCTTCTTTGCCTGAAGAATGCTCCATGTGGAACAAGTAGAAAACAAGTTGAACGATTAATTAAGGAGTTTGAAACTAAATGATTGATGTAAAATTGATTAGAATCATCACAGGAGAAGAAGTGGTGGCAGAATTAATTTCTGAAACTGAAACTGAAATCACAGTTAAAAATGGATTGGTAGTTATTCCAACAGCACAAAATGTTGGATTTGCTCCATGGGCAACTGTGATCGATAAAGATAATCCAGAAATTACTCTTGGTAAGCAGCATGTAATTTACATTGTTGATGTTGACTCTGGAGTCAAAAAGAAGTATAATGAATTATTTGGTAGTAAATTAATTACTCCAGACGAAAAAAAATTAGTTCTTTAAAATTATGAAACTTCGAGCACAAGTTAAATCTAGATTTTATTATCTTTTTTGGGCAATTGCTACAGTATCTGTGGTTGCCGGTCAACTTTATGTTGGCACTGGATATCGTGTCCTTGCACAGGAAATGATGACATTAATTGGTAAAGTTGATGGAGTTCTTTTGCATTCATCACCCAATGCTCCCAGACTTTACTGATGGGATTGCATAAAATTGATAAGAATAATCTAATTGAACCAAGAGTAAAAACTACTCCAGAGAATGTTCAAGAGGCAAATGAAGCATTGTTTCATGCTAAAATGACTCTGCCTGCTGCCGCAAAACATTGTGGTATGACTCATAAGGAAATGAAACTGACCTTTTGGGAATTTTTAAAGTATAACAAACCTGATTATGAAATCTCTCAAGACTCCCCTCAGATATCCGGGGGGTAAATCTCGTGCCTGTGTAAAATTAGATCAATACATTCCAGATCTTCGTGATTATAAAGACTATCATGAACCATTTCTGGGTGGTGGTAGTGTTGCCATTCATATTACTAAAAAGTATCCACATCTTAACGTGTGGGTAAATGATTTATATGAACCTCTTTATAATTTTTGGAGAGTTCTACAAGATGATGGATATGAAATGTTCAAAAGACTTCAAGAATTGAAGTCTAGATATCCTGATCGTGAATCTGCAAAGGGTTTATTTTTAGAAGCAAAAGATGTTGTAAATGATTATGATCAATCCAATCTATTTCGTGCTTGTAGTTTTTTCGTTATTAACAAGTGCTCTTTTTCTGGTCTCACTGAGTCCTCATCCTTTAGCGCCCAAGCATCTGAATCAAACTTCTCAATGCGAGGAATTGAGAAACTAACAGGTTACTCTGAGATTATTAAAAACTGGAAAATTACAAACCTCAGTTATGAACAACTCCTTACTGATGACAAAAAGTGTTTCACCTACCTTGATCCCCCCTATGACATCAAGGATAACCTTTATGGAAGGAAGGGGAGTATGCATAACAGATTCAACCACGATGATTTTGCTGCCGATTGTGATAGGTTTATTGGTCCTCAACTCGTATCTTACAATTCGTCTCAACTGGTCAAGGATCGTTTCCAAGGATGGGAAGTAGGAGAATTTGATCTTACCTATACGATGAGATCTGTTGGTGAATATATGCGAGAACAAAAAGAAAGAAAAGAACTTGTTCTCATGAATTATGATAAGAAACCAAAAGTTCAAATTTCATTTGAGGGATGTTATAATTTTTCCAAGTTGAAGAAAGAGGGACTCGTATGAGTAAATCAATGAGAGAAAAATTAGATAATCTTCGTCAAAGAAAAAACAAAGAATATCAAAACATAATTTATTATTCATATAAAATGAGCGAGCATGATCATATTAATGATCATGAATTGAAACGTTTGAAGCACAGTATTGAATCATTGAGAAAGTTTAATACTGAAATATGTGTTTATTTGTTTTGTGATAATACTGACTTCATTCCATATGATTTTTGCTCGAAATGTGATGTAAATCTAAGACCCTTCGTGGATGGATTTGATCACAACATGTTAAGTGCATGGTCAATTCATAGATGGTATAATCTCAAATATTTCAAAGATAGATCTTGCAATATTCTTTATCTTGACTCTGATACAATTTTTTATGATAACCCTCAGTATTTGTTTGACACTTATTGTCATCATGATGTATATGGTAGAGAAGAATTTGGATTTAGGCATGACCCCAATACAGGTGGTGGAAGAGGCATCAGAGAGTCTTTAGATAAAGTAGATGCTGCCATTTATGATCTTGGTGGCAAATGTGAGGTTCATAAGTATTGTCTTGGTGTAATACTCATGAATAATAATTTCCACAATGAGATTATTAATCGTCTTGGTGAACTTACTGAATTGATGCAATTGTTTAAATTTAGTGAGGTTCTGATGCCAATTCCCAATCCACGGATTATAGATCAGTATGCCGTATGGATTATCTTTAGTCGTCTTGAATTGAATGGTGGAATGTTTGCCAGTCAAGATGTAACCATGGGATTTAAAGAGAGAAAGCATGAAGAATTTTTTAATCCCGTTGTCCTTCACTACACAACAAAAGGTGAACAAGGACTTGCTGAGTCTGATGAGAAATATGCTAACCTTATCAGAGACACCGATGAGTTAGGTGCAGAAATAGACCCTTATAGTATGATTTTGTCATGATTGAATTGAAGGATTGGTTGAATAGCATTAACCAGACAAAGAAAAACCTTATTGATGAAGATCCTTTGCTTGAAAAGGATTATCCTCCATATATTATTAACCGTTGTTTCTCCGGGCATCTTGATGCAATCATGTTTGCGAATGAGATGAACATGTATAATTCGATTGACAAAAAGTTGCAATATGATTTTTATCTAAATAGTCTGAGGAAAAAGAAGAGATTTTCTCCCTGGCTCCGAAAAGATAAAATCAAAGATCTTGATTATGTCAAACGTTATTATGGATATAGTAATGAAAAGGCACAACATGCTTTGAAAATCCTAACAACAGAACAACTTAATTTTATTAAATCGAAATTTGAAACTGGAGGAACAAAATGAGCGTGGTTCAAGAGCCCATAGTGAAATGGTCACCTGATCAGATGGTTGAAGTAACTCTCAGCGAACCTGATGATTTTCTTAAGGTGAGAGAAACACTGACAAGAATTGGTGTTGCATCAAGAAAAGAGAAAAAGATTTATCAATCGTGTCATATTCTTCATAAGCAAGGTCGTTATTATCTTGTGCATTTTAAAGAACTTTTTGCGCTAGATGGTAAACATGCCAACATCACGATCAACGATGTTCAAAGACGTAATCGTATTGCTCAACTACTTGCTGATTGGGGCCTTATTAGCATCGTTAGTGCTGATAAAATACAAGATATTGCTCCACTAAATCAGATTAAAGTTTTATCTTACAAAGATAAAGGAGATTGGGTGTTAGAAACCAAGTATAATATTGGGTCCAAGAAGAAAAGGACAGAGGAAACCGAATAAAAACATGCGGGGTTCACTACCCCGTTTTTTTGTGTTTCCTATATAATTAGTAGTGTAGGAGGAAGGGTTCCTAGAACCCCTTCTACGCCAACGATTGCCTTCGGGGATCACACAATCTAATCTCGCTTTAAAAGGAGAAGTACAATGGGAAACCTCACAAGATACGGTGCTGCGGATCTGCCTGCGCTTATGGAGCGCATAAATAAGAATAGCATTGGTATGGATGAATACCTTAGTAGGGTGTTTGACCTTCACGAAACAACTACTAACTATCCACCATACAACCTAGTCACGGTTAGTAACGTAGAATCAAGACTAGAATTAGCATTGGCAGGATTCAAACCAGCAGAAGTAAATGTCTACACACAAGACGGAAAACTCTTTGTCGAAGGACAAAAAGAAGACACAGAAACCGAGACCACATATGTCCACAGAGGAGTGGCTCAAAGATCTTTCACCAGATCTTGGACCCTCAGTGATGAAACGGAAGTTAGATCAGTTGAATTTGAGGATGGGTTGCTAAGTATTGTTCTGGGAAGAATTGTGCCCGAACACCATCAAAGGAAAGAGTGGTTCTAAATACAATTGAATATCGTCGCCGTATGGACGGAGGGGAAACTGGCAAAATCCAGTTGACGCCCCTCCTTTTTATTGGTATAATGGTTTTAAGAAAACATCAATTATGAGCAAGAAAAAGAAAAAGGATGATGAGTGGACGTATGAAAAAACTGCCGAAACTGAAGAGGCAATTAAACGTCTGCACGAAACAATTCGTATGCGTAAACTAAAAGAGCATGACGACAAAATGGGTTATGACACAGGAGGAAAATGAGTATTAAACTTGTAATGTTGAAATCTGGTGAATCTCTAATCACCGATGCAAAAGAACTTATTGTTGAAGATAAGGTGTGTGGATATCTTTTTTGTAAACCACACAGGATAGAATATCGCAAACCAATTCTTCTTTCTGAAGAAAAAGAAACCACTGATGGAGAGGTGCAAGTTTCATTATCTCCTTGGATTTTGTTGACATCTGAAAATCAAATCCCAGTTCCAACTGATTGGTTGGTCACCATGGTAGACCCTGTGCAATCAATTAAAGAAATGTATGTGGAAAGAGTTGGGGAAGAGGAAGATGATTAAGTGTTTAGTTCTTCAAAACGGATTAATTCTTATTGCAAAAATTGAAGAAATTCAAGTTGAAATTGGAGAACCAAATTGCAAACTTTCGGAAGTTGCACTGGTCAACTCCGATGATACTGTAAGTCCTTGGTTGACATGCACAGAGCAAAAAGATCTGCTGTTTAGATCAGAGGATATTTTGACAATTGTTGACCCCACAAACTTGATTATTAAATCATACATGGAAGTCATTGCATGAGGGTTTTAAGTATTGATCTGGATTACATTATGGGTCCAGTCATTGAACTTTATAATGGTTTGATGTTTAATGACAATCCAACAATAAGGTGGGAACAATTTTTTAACAGAACTGATTTTAATGAGAGTCATTTTCGCATTGATCAATCAAATTTACTATTTTGTTACAATACTTTTTTAAAGGCACTCCGCAATTGCGATAATGTCTCTTTTGGTTATGAGCATGATTCTATTTTATTCAGTATTGCTGATTATGAGAATATTGATTTGATCAATATAGATCACCATGACGATGTTTTTGGTGGGGATTATACTGGTGAGATGTCAGATGAACATGCATATCAAGCAGAGTTTCATGAAATTATGGAACACAATAGAGTTCATGAAGGAAACTGGGGTGCTTGGTTAGGTGGACATAGTAAATTAAATTCATTCACTTGGATTGGAAATAAGAATAGTGGAAACAAAATACGTAATAAATTTAATGCAGAAGTTGTTCCCAATTACAAAAATGTAGAGAAAGAAAACTATAAGTTCGATAATTATAATTTTGACCACATCTTTGTGTGCATGTCGCCGCAGTATATCCCCCCGAATCACTGGCATTACTTTGCTATGTTCATCAGTGCATTTGAGGAATTTACTGGAAAGGATGCTATAATATGTACGGAAAAGTTTGAGACCAACGTTCGCCACCAAAGGATTCATAATGAGATTTTACACCAATGTTCAAATGGTCGGGGATCACTTTCTGGTCAGGGGGTATGAGAACGGAAGACATTTTGCTACGAGAGAAAAGTTTTATCCAACTCTTTTCGTTCCTTCTAAAAAGAAAACAAAATACAAAACTCTTGAGGGAGAGCATGTAGAATCTATAGAACCAGGCACAGTTCGCGATTGTAGAGACTTTATTAAAAAGTATGAGGGAGTAGAGAACTTTAAAATTTACGGAAATGATCGATATATCTATCAGTATATTTCTGAAATGTATCCTGAAGAGGAGATTAAGTTTGACACCAGTAAAGTTAAAATATCCACTATTGATATTGAGGTCAAATCTGAAAATGGATTTCCTGATGTAGAATCTGCAGCAGAAGAAGTTCTACTCATCACAGTGCAGGATTATACAACTAAACAGATTCGCACATGGGGTCAGGGTCCTTTTAATAACAAGCAAGAGAATGTTATCTACAAAGGATTTAGAACTGAATATGAATTGTTGAATGACTTCATCAACTGGTGGATGATTGAAGATAACACACCAGAAGTGGTGACTGGTTGGAATAGTGAACTATATGACATGCCATATCTGGTTCGTCGTATTGAAAGAATTCTTGGTGAAAAGTTGATGAAACGTATGTCACCTTGGGGTCTTGTCACTGAACGTGAGACATTTATTGCTGGTCGTAAACATATTTCTTATGATGTTGGTGGAGTCACACAACTTGATTACCTAAATCTTTATAAGAAGTTTACTTATAAGGCACAAGAATCCTATCGTCTGGATTATATTGCGAGTGTGGAATTAGGGCAGAAGAAACTTGACCACAGTGAGTTTGACACCTTTAAAGATTTCTATACTAATGGATGGCAGAAGTTTGTAGAATACAACATCATTGACGTGGAACTTGTTGACCGTATGGAAGACAAGATGAAATTGATTGAACTTGCGATTACTATGGCATACGATGCCAAGGTAAACTATAATGATGTATTCTTTCAAGTCCGTATGTGGGATGCGATTATCTACAACTATCTCAAAAAACGAGATATTGTGATCCCACCGAAAGAACGTTCAGACAAAGATTCCAAATACGCAGGTGCTTATGTCAAGGAACCGATTCCGGGAAAGTATGATTGGGTGGTGTCTTTTGACCTTAATAGTCTTTATCCCCATCTTATTATGCAGTACAACATCTCCCCAGAGACCTTACAAGATTCTCGACACCCTTCAGTTACGGTCGATAAGATCCTCAACGAAGAACTGACATTTGAGATGTATAAGGACAATGCGGTATGTGCCAATGGTGCCATGTATCGTAAGGATGTGCGTGGGTTCCTCCCAGAACTGATGGAGAAGATCTATAAGGATCGAACCATCTACAAAAAGAAAATGCTTAAGGCAAAGCAAGATTATGAAAAAACTCCAACTAAGGCACTGGAGAAAGAAATTGCGCGATGCAATAACATTCAGATGGCTCGTAAGATTCAACTCAACTCTGCATATGGTGCTATTGGTAATCAGTATTTTAGGTACTATAAACTGGCCAATGCGGAGGCGATTACGCTTTCTGGGCAAGTCTCTATCCGTTGGATTGAGAATAAGATGAACGGATTTCTAAATAAGATTTTGCAAACCGAGGAAGTGGATTATGTTATCGCATCTGACACTGACTCAATCTATCTTAATATGGGACCTCTTGTTGATAAATTTCTTAGTAATAAGTCTGACGATAAAACAAAAGTTGTTCAGTTACTTGATAAGATCTGTGAAGACAAGTTGGAACCATTCATCGAACAATCTTATCAGGAACTTGCGAACTATGTTCAGGCGTATGAGCAAAAAATGATTATGAAACGTGAGAATATTGCAGAACGTGGTATCTGGACCGCAAAGAAGCGATACATTCTCAACGTATGGAACAGTGAGGGAGTTCAGTATTCTGAACCCAAACTCAAGATGATGGGTATTGAGGCAGTCAAGTCATCCACACCTGCACCATGCCGTCAGATGATTAAGGATGGTCTCAAACTGATGATGAACGGCACAGAGGAGGATGTTATTGACTTCATCGACAAGTGTCGTAAGGACTTCAAGAATCTCCCACCAGAAGAGATTGCATTTCCTCGTTCAGTATCTGATGTGGTGAAGTATAAGTCTCACTCAAACATCTACACAAAAGGGACTCCTATTCACTGTCGGGGAGCACTTCTTTTCAATCACTATATTAAAGAGAAGAAACTGACCAATAAATATTCACTTATCAATAATGGTGAAAAGATCAAGTTCATTTATCTGAAGAAACCAAACATCATTCATGAAAACGTAATTTCATTTATTCAAGATTTTCCTCGTGAACTTAGTCTTGACAAATACATCGACTATGACCTACAATTCGAAAAGAGTTTTGTAGAACCACTCAAGGCAATTTTAGATGCTATTGGGTGGAATGTTGAGAAAACTGTAAACCTTGAACTATTTTTTGT